TCGCCATACTTGATATCTTCAATGAATGGGTTCCAAAGAGTCCAAGTCTCAAGTGGTTTACCGTCTGAATCAATTTGAGTGACAGTAACAGTACCGAGAGCAGAGGCAGCCTTTGCCTTAGACATGGTACCAAGAGAAGTAGTATCAGTCGGGGGACGATAGCCGCCTGCGGTTATGATATCGGAGAAAGTGGCTGACATATCAGGGTCGACAGGATCAACCATGGTAATTGAAATCGGGTTCCAAGTTACACCTGCGGGATAATAAAAAGTGTGGTTAAGGTACTTGTGCTCTGCATTTGCAATAGCAAATGAAGGCTTTTGAGCAGTTTTAGCGTACCAAGCTACAGCACCACCGGGAGTAGCATTAATACCGCCGAATTCTACGATAAATCTAAAATTTCTTTTTGGGTCTTTTTTGTTAGTCCCATCACCAAAGTTTTCTGACCAGAATGGCATTTGTTAGGTTCTCCTATGTTTCATAAATAAGTAGTAGGTGGGGGCAAAAGCCCCCGGTTATCAGTCGTCAAATGATGCGCCGGTTGAAGCAACGATGAAGTCGATAGCGATGTACTCGATTGCTCTAGCTGGCTTAATCATAATCTTAGCATAAACAACATTCTGGTCGATAAGGTCAGGTGTTGTGGTGCTCTCGTCTAGAATTAGACGGTAATCAGTGATACCGAATTGAGTCTTGACGTTTGCAAGGAATGGTTCAATAAGACCTTTGAAGCGGTTCCAAGTTGCCTGTACGTTCTGCTCAAAGAGAATTTGAGTAGAAAAGATGGAGATCTGCTTCTTGAGGTAGATGACTAGACGACGCACGTTGATGCGATCTAGAGCAGATGGACGTTCTTGTAGGGTCTTCTGACCGAACACTACAATACCAGTGCTTGGGAAGCTTGCGATTGGGTTAATGCGAGCCTCGTAAAGAACATCACGCTCCTTAGAGGTTAGTCTGCGTGAGACGCTAGTGACAGGGATACCTGCTGCGCCGTCGGAAAGACCGCCTCTATTGAAGCCTGCTGGAGCAAACCAGATTTGCGATGATCTCTCGGAGCTTGCAAGTACACCCATCATAGCGACAGTAGGCGGAATCCATAGTGCCTGACCAGTTCCTTCGTCTACAGTCTGTACCCATGGGTAGAATGTAGCACCGTAGGATGAGTCAATCTGGCGCTGACGAAGATCGTTTGCTGCCTGTGATGGGCTCTTGGTCTGACGGTCAGCAATATCTGATTCGTACTTTTCATGCGCTGGCAAGTAAACACCGGGAAGATCAATTAACGCAAGAGCATCTGCTCGCGCTTCACAAACATTAACCATGTGTGTAGTTAGACCTTCTTTTGTAAGACCGGGAACTGTAAGTAAGTTCATGTCTACAAACTCTGGGTCGGCAACTGTATCAATTGCTCTCTTGTAAGTGTTATAGGCATAACTTGTAGTATCGGTTGCAGTATCAGTAATACCTGTGTTGTAGAGTGGATCTGGCTTGGTGATATCGAAGCCGTCAAAGCCACCCCATAGAGGCATTGTGAACTTATCGTAACCAAGGTCAATGAGATCCTTGTAGGTCTTACCTGATTGTGCAGTGTAACTTGTCTCTGATGCTCTTGAGCCAGAGGAGTAGTAAGCACCAATACTGCTTGTTACAATATCATCCATGGTGAAGATGTAATCTTGTTCAACAGCACCTGCGACTGAGCCCCAGTTGCCAGCTTCAGCAATCCATCTTCTGTGATAATCCTTGACTGACATATCGCCACGGCTGCTACCGAGTGTTCTAGTAGTCTGCATACCAAAGAAAGCGTCGGTCTGGTCGGAAAGACCGCCATCTGAAGCAGAGTGGCGTAGTCTAACTTTTGGCCACACTAGTGAACCAGTGAAGTTACCGGCAGCACCAGAAAGCATACCATCATTACCAGCACTAAAAGGTAGAGCAGATACACGAATGTAGCTATCTGCAACTGCTGGGTCCCCAAGTGAACCACTCCAGTTAGTGACGGAAGAGAAGTTAGGAGGACCGTAATATCCGAATGGAACAAGTGAGTTGGCGTTCTGAATATTGCCTTCGTTTATATCGCTGACATATACAAACTTGGACTGGTTTGGATACTCCCCGTATAGTCTTAGTCTTCTTTCGGTCTCATTCCATTGATAATATTGGTCACCAACGACTCTTGAAACATAGTTTGGTGAACGTGGATCGAGAGTTACATTGTCAAATCTTTCAAGAACAACCGGGTTAGCGTCAGTATCAGTTAAGGAACGGAGAACAATTGAGAATGTACCAAAGTCACTAGTCTGTGTGCCAGAATAGCGAATTTTCTCAATTGAAACCTTGACATTCTTATGCAACCATTCGCCATGACCACGACCCTTAAGCTTGAATAGCTTGTATGCTTCTTCTGGAACCCAAGAGGCAGCGTTGCCGATATCCTGACCAATAACCCAGCCAGTTTGTGCCTCTTGGGTTCCAAGTTTCATTGAGTTAGGTCCGCTGGAGCCATTTCTAATTGGAAGAATAACACCAAACATTTTTTGTGAAGCAATACTGGTACCTGAACTTCCAGTTATTGAGCCAACTCCGTCTTGTGCTTCACGAAGTTCCTGTTCAAATGTTTCACCAAGCCAGTAGTTACGCTCTAGTGATGGTGCATAAAAGTTGCCACCATCAACAAGCTGTGGGTTTGTGTTAAATACCTTACGAATGAACTTTTGATCTGTATCGTCAAAGTTGAAAGTAAATGTTTCGTCACCCTCTGTGGAAGCCTTAGAGCCCTTAACAACAGCAGTGAATAAGCCACTGGCATCAGATTCGATTACCTTGGCTACACCCTCTTCTTTAGAAGATGCGTTAGCAAGGGTTCCAGAAAGCTGTATTGAACAATCTTCATCTATGTACCAGACAGCACTCAAAATAGCAGTACCGAGGTTATCAGTAGCGCCACCACCCTCGCCACAACTGTCGTTTGAGCTTGATGGGAATACCCAAAGACCGAACGCGCCGCCGTTACTATCTATACTTCCACCACGATCTGCGGGATTTTCGGTAGTTTGCCAGCCTGCCTTACCTGCAGCAGTTGCGTTGGTGTTTTCGGATCCAAGAAGACGAACGTAAGTTACAGGGGCAACAGAAGCGTTCAAGAAGGCTTTTGCAGCGTAAGTGCCGTACATTGGTGATTGGTAGTTGCCATCGCGATAAATATCACCACCAGCGTTACCGGGTACAGTATCTCCATACATGGTCAGGAAGTCAGAAAATGATTCCAACTTGACAGGCTGCATTGCAAGACCTCTGACAGAGCGTCCAACGACTACTGGACCAATTGCATCTGGTCTACGTGGACGGAATGAGTTATCAATTTCGTTGATAAACACACCGGGAGACACAAATTTAAAACTTTTTACGGGCATTAGTTATTCCTCACTTTATAAAATATGCTAGAAAGCATTATCAATCATAGTTTAAATAGTAAGGTTGATTTCCAAAACACTTCAGGATATCACTAGTCCATAAAAAAGTTATCATTTCCTGCTGGAACAACTGACTCGCGGGGGAATGCAACCTCAACTATACTTTCTTCTTTTGTGACAATAGGTCTATCATCACTTTTGCCTTCACCAATGAGATATCCTAAGACTTTTATAGTAATTTCACTAGTAAATTGTCTTTCGTCTTCTCCAAGATTAGCAACATTGTTAGACTGACTGAAGCCCTGATCAATAAAAGCTTCGTAAAGGTGACCATTTCTACGCATTACAAAGGAATTGATTTGTCCTGTTCTCGTCATGAAAGGCTGAGTAAGATCATTCATCTGCTGTTGATACTCAGTTTTTACTATAATCTTGTAGTCAAGATTGACATAGATGGGAATCGGTATCGAAAGAGTTTCAATAACTACTTTTTTATTTACTCTTGGAAAAAACTTTTGTCTTGTGCCATCACTGTTTGTTCTTGTATTTCCTACAACAGCAAAGTTTCTTGTCTTATCTTGTTTAATTCTTTTAGCAATGACCATGCGACCTGTTCTTCCATTTTTCTTGTCGGAGTATAGATGCGCTTGGAACGAGCCTTTGTTTGCGGGATCTTTTACTATGCCTGTTCTTTCAATGGTAATAACAGGAAGTGTAATCGCTCCAGAGCTATGATCGTCAGGAACTCTTAAATCTTTATTGTTCTTGATTTGAAATGCGCGTTCGGGTGTTTGCCAAAGAACAGGGACACGTTTATACCCTTCGTTGGTTAATGTTGTCAAATCAAGATCTTCTTTCAACCAAGATACCATAGCATAATCAATATCTTCAATACGAGAAGCAAGTAATCCTATCTCTTTGAGAGTAAAGTTGTCCCTATCTTCTGGTAGTTGTGCAAAATCAAAATTATCAGGTAGCATCGAATAGTCCCTTACGTGCTCTCTTACATTTAGCAGAGATTTCAAATGTTTGGTTTACTTGTCCAAACAATCTTCTTTGTGAAGATAGTGCCATGATTTCATAATAAAGGTCTCCGTAGAGAACAAAATCGCCTTCTCTTACAAATAGATCTTGGTCTTCAGCAAGTCTGCGCTTATGAAAATGAATTGTAATTTCTGACATGTTATCAATACCAACAGAGTCAAGGTATGAGGTATCGTCTTGATCAAACTTAACAAGAGCATACACTCTGACAGGAGGCAAGAATGTTTTTTCTATTGCCTCGCCATATAGGTCATGGAAATTTGTTGTCTCCATATCAATAGGATAGTAGAGTATTTGCTGTCCAATAACCTTTTCTACGAGTTCATCGTTAACTTGCTTAACAAGATCGCGCTCCTTCTTACCAAGAAAGAGTGGAGGTGGAGGTGCTGCTGGTCTGGACCATTCGTTATCTGACATTTAATTGCCTCTAAAATACTTTGATAGGATTGCCTCAAGGGCATCGTGCATTTCATTTTCCAATTGTATTGCTTCTTCTTCTGATATATCAATATTCATTGGTAAACGAACTTTAACTCCAACAACATTGGAACCAATATCCATATCATATATCGCACCCGGCGTAAGACATTCACGCTCTTCATCTGGGTTTTTGATGTAATCTTTCCAATTTTCTAATAATAGTTTCATAGTTTATCCTACAAAGATGGGTAGCGGAGAGCGACGAAGAGTTTCTTCTGCTGCCGTGACCTTCTCTTGTTCTTTTTTTGCGAGTTCTGGGTATTCAATTTCTTTTAGCATATCTGCTAGTTTCTGTCGTAGATCATCTTTTTCTTTTTGTGCCTCGGATAGAAGAGAAGAGTAATTTAGAGTAACTGACTCACCGGGGATGGGAACAGACTGGAACTTACCACGAATCTGTCCCAACATTTCTTTGCATAATGCGAGAGCATAGTTACGAATCCATTGCTTGCCCATGGAGTTAATGTTCTCGTATGGAATGTTGTCAAATGGTAGAGTGTTAATGTTGTTAACACCGTTCACCCCAGTATTTGTATCTCCATCCTCTCCCCATGAATTGTCTGCGATTCTAAAGCGAACCCAAATACGATCAAGGTACCCTGCAAAGTTATCGTCACCACGAGGTGTCGGATATAGTCTCAATTTGTTATCTATGATCTCAAATGAATAGTGCGAAGTTCTGGTGTAGAGAGAATCTTCATACATTATTGCTTGAAGTTTGTTCTGCCAAGTTGGCACAATCTCAAAAGTAGAATCGTCAGCATACTGACCGTAGGTTGAGTAATTGCCAACAACACCTATGCCACCATAGTAGCCATAGAAGCGCCACATCGCGATTGGAGAGCGATAAAAAACTTTATCGATTATAACTCTGGAATCTCCAACTTTTCCAGCATAAGGTACAGCGCCACCAGTGTCATCAACACCAGATGCAGAGGAAGATGAGATAATAGATTGAAGATCGTAGTCTTGTTTGTTTTTGACAGTTGTAAATGAAGCAGAATAAATAGCAGTGGTGCCGCCAAAGCCAGCCATAGTTGCCACTGCATCACCAACTTTATTTGCATAGGAAAGAGTAATCTTTGAATACTGGAGATTTACTCCTGAAGGACCGGAAACAGAATCACCCAAGTGATCGAAAGTGCCGGTTGCCTTACCAAGTGCGTCAGGAAGAATGTTCTTCCCTTGATGCATGTTGAGGATATATGAATATTCTAATACTGCCTCTTCGTATGCAGCGTACACATTTGCGTTTGTAAGCTCGATATCAACGACATCGCCACCGAGTCGCTTGTAAACAGAATCTACTTGTTTTGCTGCTCCTGTAAGAAAGTAATTTGAATCATTGTAAATTCCAAAAGGAACTGCTGCTGCAACAGCCGAAGGATCACCGGCAGAAGAAAGAATTACTGCGCTAGTCTCGGATAATGGTTGTAAGTTTGTGGGCATTCATAGAGCCTCCTAATCGTAGTAAATAGTGAGAGCATAAACAAAAACCCCCTGCGCAGGGCAGGGGGCTTAGGTTTTAGAGTTGACTACCTATCAGGCGCCTGACTCACCTAGTAGACCACGAACGACGACTAGACCGTACATATCTGGACGAACCATCTTCTTCGCGTAGCGGGTCATAACACCCTTACGTGGCACGAAGTCTTCAGGTCCGAAGATTGTGGGAGTAGTCTGTAGTGGGACGTAAGGCGCGTAGACGTAGCCGCTTTCGAGGAAAGAGCCACCGCGACGACCAACTAGAATGACGTTGCGTAGGAAGTAGGGGTCAACGATGACATCAAACTTCTTGCTGAGAGCGCCGACCTTGAGAGCGCCAATGGAGCCCTTCTCGTCGGTGTGAGTGACGCTTGCACGGAAGCCAGCGGTGAACTCAAGGATGTTGGCAACCTCGGGTCCGCAAACGACGAAGTTAGCACCACCACGTAGAGTCTTACGATGGATCTGAGCAGAGACATCGTTGATGGTCTCAACGAGGGTCTCGTACCACTCACTGACGGTACCAGTGAAGTCAGGAGCCTTAGCGCTGGCACCAATCTCGTTACCGTTGGAATCAACGAAGAGA